TGAATAAGAAATGGTTAGCCACACTCCATAACAATCCATTGTATAAAGCACGTCAATTACAAGGGATTGCTTATGCCAGCTTATTGTTAAACGGTATTTTGTTAGCTATTTGTTTCCTATTAATGATTGGAGGGTAACTAGATGTTCAAAGAAAGAGAAATTATTTTCACAACTAATCGAATGTATGTTAAGCCATACACTCAAAAAATTAAGTCGATTATCTGGTATAAATTTGAATCGACATGCGAAGTAGAGGATCGTTCATTTGATAGCGATGAGACACCTACGATTGCTTTATATTTCGTTATTTCAGATGATCAGTTTCAAAAGTTACAAATGGCCATCCCTAAGTTGCTACCCGATTTAGTAAGTAAAGGAGGAATTCAATATGAATAATGACAAGTTAGCCTTAACGTTAGCCGATAAGTTGATGGCAAAAGTCAACAGTTTGCTAGATGCAGAAGTTCGAACAATTACTAACGATTTACAGGACACACAAAAGGATATTGAAGCAAAACGTACGATCTCAATAAAGATTGGAATCAAAGTCACTAGTGATCATCGAGGAATTACCATCGATGCAGAATCAAATCATGGTCTGCCGAAACGAGAATTGGAACCAGTTGTTTATCCAATTGATGTCAATAATTCTGGACAGATAAATTTGTTCGAAGATGAGTGAAAGCTGCAGGTGATGTAAATGTTGTCGAAGGCGATCGATTACTTGGAAAAAATGCCTGCAATTGTGATGCAGGTTCGTATGAGGAAACGTGGAGAGAATTATGTATACAGTATTGAAGCGAAAACTGAGCGAGGCAGAGTAGAGACGTTTCAGCTACGTGGAAGGACTCTGTATCACCATATTTTTCATCTGGGAAAACCAACCGAAGAAAAGGTTCTTTTCCAGTTTTCAGAACAATAAAAAAAGCCGCCAAAACTGGCGGCTTCTGAGAATGGTATTTCTTATCTCCGACAAGATAAGTATACCATCCTCAGGCTATTTTTGCAAAAAACGCTGCTATTTCGGCGTTTTATCGTCCTTGTATTAGATACTAACTTAACGGACGTAGAAAATTCTGGGGTGTTTGTCATGAAGAAATCATTTGTTAGAGAACGTAGAGTGGAAGCAGGACCATATAAAGAAATCCGACTTTACAGTAGGACGATCGAGCAGGAACGAAAATGCAGAGAACCCAGAGGTAGGAGGAAAAAAGTAACTGGCTTATCTCAAGCAAGATGGAATCAAGCCCAAAGTAAAAGAAAGGCTGCATTGTTTCTATATGCAAATTTTGGAGAGAAAGATTACTATGCCACTTTCACTTATTCCAATCAGTTTCTCCCTGAAAAGCCTGCTGATGCAAAGCGTGATAAAGAAAACACTTTGAAAAAACTTAAAAGACTCTATGAGAAAGAAGGGTTCGAACTCAAGTACATGTGGTTTACCTCTTATCAATACGATGAGGAAGTAGGCTATATCACTCGAATCCATCACCATATCGTTTTAAACAATGGACCATCAAGGGATGCAATTGAGAATGTTTGGTCTAAAGGTCGAGGAAAGAAGAAGCAGCCTCTTGGTAGAAGGCAAGTGCAAAACATTCAATACGATTCAGATGGGATGCAAGGCTTGGTCAATTATTTAACTGGTCAAGAGAAATGGGAAAATCGCCAGTGGAAGAAAGGTCAAAAGCGATGGTCCAAGAGTCGAAACCTTAAAGAGCCACACGAAACAACGAACGATGATTATTGGTCATTTAGAAAACTAAATAAATTAGGTATGTCCAATGATGATGGAGCAGAGGAAATTCTTAAGAGGTTTCCTCAATACCGAATTTTAGGAGACATATTAAAAATCTACGATGAGGATCGTGGATGGTATTTTAAAATCGAACTGTTCAGAAATGATGATGGATAGAGAAAGAGGTAGAAATGGAAAATAAACAGACGTATCTGGTCGCCTGCTTTGATAAATCAGATTGTATCGACATGATGCAGGAAGTCTTTTTGATGTTAAACTTTGATGATCAAAACAAAGGGAAATTTTCTCCATGTATTAAAACATTGGAAATCAAATCAGAAGAAAAGGAAATCCGATTTCTTCAAAATCAGCAAATTTGCGATGCTGCATCAAACAAATTAAATGATCATTCAGCATATGCAGGAATAGTTAAGAGTGATCGCTATTCACAATTCGTATGCTTTGAAGATAAAGCACACTATGAGCGCATTTACCGAAGAACATTAGATACATTTGGGCAAAACGATAAAAAAGGATTTATTACTGAACTAATGAAGAAAGTAGGTAGAAACGATGTCTTCAAGAAATTACCAAAATAGAGTCAACAATGATTTAGGTGATATCTTTGAAAAAATGATTGATCAAGGATGTTGGTACTACAGAACAAAAGAAATTGCTTTAATTGAAAAAACGCCTGAACCGTTTCGTGTGAAGCAGATACTCGGCGATGGCAAGCAAAGATGACCACAACGGATCGATTAAAAAAATCAGTGATCACAAAAAATCAGGCGGCGTTGTTGGATCTCCATCAAAAATTAGGAGCGATGGCAGGTGTTTGTTGCATAATCAAAAAGACAGTTGGGTTTATCCCATGGAGTGATTGGCAGAACATGAAAGCAAAATATGGCCGTCAGTACATTATTGAAGAAGAGTTGGAAGAATATCAGGTTGCTACGCCAGGCTACATCGATTTTCTGAAAAAAACGAATTGGTGATCCTATGGATGAAAGAATAACCAGTTTCAAAGTAGCACGTGTCGAATTCACTATGTTTTGCGAGGTACGAGGATGGACGGTTGAGTATTTTTCTAACAATTCCAAGAATTACCGTCAATACTATGCAAGATGTTACGTTCCGGAAAAGGCAGATACCTATCATTTTATTATTACACTTGCTGGGAAGTACTATCGCCTTCTCGGAAATAAGAAGTGGGAACCTTATGAATATGTGTATAAGCCAGCAGATGCAGGAGGTGATCAACATGAAACAGAACCAACAGGCGATGAAGCAGAAACAACATGAAAAAAAAAAGCGTCACAGAGAACGTGCTTTTAAACTAAAACGATTGCTTTATCTTTCTAACCTTGATGATCGAGAGATTGATGCAATAAGCGAGGAAGAGCGGGAAGCATTGCGTGTTGAACTCTGGAGAGGGGAGCAATCTCATTTGCGAATTGTAGAGGTTCTTTATAAAGGCGAAGTGATTTTCACAGGCACTCGGAAAGACGTATGTCGGAAGTGCAAAAAAGCAAATCGAACGATGAGCGATTTATTACGTTATGGTCATGAAGATAAACAAGGAAGGACATACCGCTATAAGGATTGGAGTGGGACCATTGACGAGGTGGTTGATTACGATTAATCAAAATAATTGGAGGGAAATTCATGAATGAGTTAGTTGAATTAGTAGAACAATGGTCAAAAGAAAAAGGATTGGATAAATCAGATTCTAGCAAACAAATGTTGAAAGTTGTCGAAGAAACTGGTGAAGTTGCAGCTGCATTAGCAAGAAACGATCGAGATGCTCTAAGAGATGGTATTGGTGATGTAGTAGTAACCTTGATCATCTTGGCAATGCAAAATGATATGGACTTATACGAATGTTTGAATTTTGCTTATGACGAAATCAAAGGACGGACTGGAAAGATGGTCAATGGTGTTTTCGTTAAGTCCAGTGACCTGAAATAATTCCAGAATCGGAAGAAATAAACAACTAGGAGGAAAGGATGCTCAAGTTAATCACGTTAGAGAAAATTGGCTTTAACAACTCTATAAAACTAAATGATCATTTTGATCATGAAGAGAACTCGTGGATTGTACGAGCTATTTCTGGCAACCGCATTAAAGGTCGATATATTAATACTGGAGGTATTAAAGGATTTCAGCTGAAACAGAAATCATAAGCACAGCTAAAATGGCTTCGATTAATTCTCTTTCGTCTCACGAAAAACGGCGCACTGTAAGGGTCGGCGATGTGTGCGAATTGGGAGACAATGAATTTTATATCGCAAGAGAAGTAACAGAAATCAAGTACAGCTTTGTTGATGTAGTAACCAAGTTAAAAGGTTATAGCGTGACAGAATTAACACCGCTAGAAATTAAAAAACTTAAAAATCAAAGACGATTAAACGAATTGGGTTGGTCAGTCTGTTAGTGACAAAAATTACCATCTCGGAGGGATTAATAATGAATGCAGAAATAATCTATGTAGCAGTCAAAGAAGATAATGGAATTGATGAAATTCGAGCGACTGAATCGAAGGAAACAGCTACTAAGTGGCTTGATGACTGGGTAAAATCTAAACGAACTGATGGTTTCGATGCAGAGGTCAAACATGAATATCTTGATTATGGACTAAAAGCGGTAGTGATGGAGGCGGAAAGTGAAGATGAAGATACTTTCTGTGTCTATAAATTAGGTGTTGAATAGTCAGTAATCATCCAAGATAAACAAGGATTAAAGAAAAAAAGAAGCCATAAAGGCTTCTCAGGAGATTGCTGTACGATTCTTTGAAGAGATCAACAAGAATCTGATATATATATAAATACTTGTTACATTTTCAATCTTAATCACTGACTTACATCCATCCGACGAATTAGCAAACTAAGTTTCTTGATGTAGAAGATTGAACGTTTTGAAAGATGGCAGTGAATAATAATCAGATTAATCTAATGGTTTTTCTTCATTTGAGTCATCATGAGAAATCGATTTTAGAGAGTCAATCAAGTTGTTTTGGTCTAAAAGTTTTTGTTCTTTTAACGTAGGGAAAGTTTTAGCTACTTCATTACTAGCAGAAATAGATGCCTCAAATCCAACGCCTTGATTTAATATTTTGTCAATATTTTCAGTAACTTTTGTCATTTGACTTATTATTTCTGCGGAAGATTCTAAATCATTTTCTTCAAGAAATTTAGTCGTTAGTTGTGTATAAACTGCTAAATTGGCATTTATTTGAGCTTCTCTAACCTGATTTCGGACTTCTTCGCTAATTTCAATGGATTCTAATTGTTTGTCAAGAGCTTTAATTTGTCTATTTCCTACTTGAGATCTTTGAACAATGCTAACCAGTTTTCCCATCAGAGAAACAGCTGCTGTTGAAATAAAAGATAAAACGATCCAATTTGTTCCTACGTCAAAATTTTCAA